CCCAAATAATTAATAATAGTTATCATCTACCAAACACCTACTAATATATTATCTTTTCTTCTTATTTAAAGATTTCTATTTCTATATCCACTTAACCATAATTTAGCACAATCTTCTGAACAAACAATGGCTTCTTCATCTCCATAATAACAATTAATATAATTTTCTTCCTTCATACCCCTTTCACAAACGGGACATTGTTTAATATTCTCTAAAGTAAATTGTTTATAACCTTCTGCTCCTCTTCTATACTTCCATAATTCAGCATTAAGCCTTTTCTTCTTTTCTTTGTCCATTCTTATCTTCTCTTAACTTCTTAACTAGATCTGGATATTTATGTTCTGCCCATATTAAATCCCTTACTTCGGCCTTTAAATCAACCTTTTCAGCTGTTACTCTTACTCTACATTCATTTTTTATTTTCTTTACTAATTGTCTTTGTTTCTCTTGCTTATTCCTACAACTTTGACAATATTGTTCTACTTCCCAAATATAACCAATTACTTTTCCTTTCTTTATTACATTCTGTTTCTTGGGTTTAGTATTAAACTTCTTTCCACATCTTAAGCATGGATGTCTAACTACAGGTTTACCCATCTATCCCTTCTTTAGTTTTACAAGGTATATGAGTTAATTCTTTTTCACCAGAAAAAATCCAATTACCTGCTTTTTCACACTTAGAACATATATGGATTGTTTTACCCATTATTATTCCTCAAAACATTCTTTATTTCCATTAACCATTTTTCCATCAACTATTCCTTGATAACATGCACAATATTTATTCCATAAGTTTTTATATGCATCTCCTGAAGCATGGCAATATTTTCTTCTACCATCACAGAATTTCTTTGTTTCTAAACATTTACCCATTAATATACCCTCCTTATTTCTATTGTTTCATCAGCATTAGTAACTATCTTCTTAAGTTGCTCTTGAGGATATTGATAATCTACCATTTGTTGACCAAAGCCTACTACTACTTCATATCCACATATAGGACATTTATATTTATCTCCTCTTACTACAAAATCTATTTTAGTCTTGTCTATAGTTATTAATCTATCAGTATGAATAACAGTTAAGTTTCCTACCTTTTCTTGTATTGGTCCAGGTTTAGGTTCTTCATAAGGATGGTAAACTACTACTCCATTCTTTTCACATTGCATTTCTACATTACATTTTATACATACTGGTCTCATATTAATAATCTCTCCAAGTATAACTCCATACATATATAGAATAAATCCATTTTCTATACCAAATTGTCATTTCACTTAACCTCATTTAAATACCTCCATATTAGGTTTAAGAAATATTAATGGTCCACTCATCATACTCATATCTTTAGCTTTATTCAAAAGAGTATTTAAAAATTTAATTTTATCTTCTGCTCCTTTAGGTAATCTTCTTTTAGCTAATGTTCTTTTAATAAGTTGTTCAGCTAATTGATCTGTAAAGCATATTTCTCCATGTTGAATTAGACATATAATAACAGGCCTTTTATACTCTTGCAACATTTGATAACTTATCCTATTACTTCCCCTTTGTACTAGCTTCTGTAATTGCTCAGTAGTTCTATTAAATTCTTCCACTTTAAAAATTATCTTTACTCTTTGCTTCCACTTACAGAACCAGAAACTTAACCATACATCTATTTCTTCTTTAAAAGCTATTGGTCTTTCTGCTAATGTATCAATAAATTTAGTCATAAATTGTACATGGGTCTCTATATTCCACATAGTCTTAAAATAATATTCTATATCTTGAAGAGCTGTTCTATACATTATATTCTCTACAGATATATAATCAAAATTAGGATGTAGTTCTTTAAGTCTTTTCTTAATTAACTCTTCTAAGAACATTTAGTAACCTCTATCAGAAGTATATCTTTTACTTCTTTAAAAGTAGTATTAGGATTTATTTCTTGAATGAATATACCATCATTAGTATAAATTTTATATGTTATTTACCATCCTAACTCATCTCTTCCTAAATAATCTCCGCATCTTTCTATTAACTCATCATAAGTCATTGGTAATTCATAACCACAATCAGAACATATATCAATAATCCTTTCCAAGATATACATGTCATTATCATTTTGATAAGGGAGATGAGTTTTCATCCATTCAAGAACTTCTTTAAAGGTTGCTTTATCTGCATCTTCTGGTTTCTTCATATTCTACACCTATAAGGAGTTTTACATACTTTAGCAACTTGACTAAAGACTAAAAAGTTAATTTCTTTAGTATGAAAAAGCTTTAATAGAGTATCATAGGAAATATTAGACTCTATTAGTTCTTTAACTTGCTCTTTATCTTGCTTCTTCATCTTTTATCTACCAAACACCTACTAGGTAATACACCAGACTAAAATATAAAGGTTTCTACTAGCTTCTTATTTCCTTAAAGAGCCAGCCTACAGATATACCTGCTATCCACTTCAATGACTCAGTATCTTTAGTCTCAATGAAGTAACCAAGACACATTATGACACCAATAACAGCAACTATATTGGCTAAAGTTGACTTATCTATTTTTTCAGCTAATTTTTCTTTAATTGACATTTAAGACTGAGTATCTCTTTATATCCTCCTTTATAATAAAGTTCATTTGCTATAGCATGAATAGAAATACCTAATCCTAAACCATATAATAGATCTGATATTCTTGATAGAAGCTTCCAATCTAATTTCATTCTAACTCCTCATAGTATAAGAAAAAGGCACCATGAAAGTCCTTAGGTATCCAATACATATTATGTGCCCATACCCAGAAGCATACTTTATCAGTTATAATATCAAAACCAAAAGAAGGAGGAATATTTCCTACTCCACTATTTCCACAGTTAAAAGCTGCAATTACATTATCAGATTCTACCATGCCATATTTATATTTCCAAAAACTATTATCTTCTGTAAGAGTTAACATAAACTGAACATGTAGTCTAGGAAAAGAGCTTATAGTACCAGATACACCAACCAACTTTACTGGCTTACCAAATTCAATTACACTAATTGCTTTTTTACATTGTATATCTCCTAGACCACCAAGCATCTTATAAAGAGGAATTACTTTAACTTTCATATTATATTTCTCCTTTTTAAAATTATTTAATTAATCCATTGAATTGGTTTCTTTCCTTTTTTAATTACTATTTTCTCTCTTGTTATTTCAATAAAATGAGAACAACTATCACACCAATAAATAAGAGTTACAAGTAAAATATTAAATAAAGAAACTGTACGAACATTAGCAAGTCTAAGTTTTCCATTACAATTGGAACAATATCTTATTTTACTTTTCATTCTTTAAACCATCCACTACCTGACCATCCACCTTTAATTGTTCCATCATTATTTACTACTACAGCATCAGTCATTAAAGCCATAAAGTCTCCATAGTTAACATTAATTACTCCATTAACATCTGTAACATCTGTCTCATAATTACACCAGAATGAACAACCTTTTATTTTATCACCCACTTCTGGATCTGACCAATAACCATTTGCAGGTTTTATATCTGGTCTGGTCTCAAGTATTTTAGAAACTTTACATAGTATTCCTACTGTTTCACTACCTGCATAAAGATGACTAGTAAATTCTTTATCCTCTACATCTATTGATTCATCTGCTACTTTTAGAATATGCTCCTTTGTAATTTTATATAGTCCAAAGTCAATGCTATTAGTATAAGGAACAACAGCTTTAAATCTTGATTGTCTACCTAATATTCTACTAAGTCTATTTAATAGACCTGCTAAACCCCCAGCTATATCACAATTAGAAGGTACATTAATTGGATAAATTTGTTGATGCCAATTATAATATCCTACTGCATCTTTTAATGTTCCACCATGATAAGAACCTGGTTGAAGAATATTAACATAACCAGAGTTTATTACTTCTTCTACACTCCACCCCGCATTAGGTGTTAAGACATGGGCATTACTTCCTCCCCAAGGACTAAAATCATCGCCTTTAAGATATAACATTCCTAATGAGCCAGCAGTTATAGCTTGATTACCTATACTTACTCCTAGTTCAACCGGTCTAAAGGCTTTAGTCTTATCTATTGTGAACTTCTCTGGTAGTCCTATCTCTATAATATCAGTCTCTAGAAAGTGACGTTTAAACATTGATCTAATACTCAATTCTGGAGGAATAATATCTTTAAAGCGTAATGTATCTAAACCTACTTTTTCCTTTACATAGAATCTAACTGCTTCTTGACTACTATATGAATTATTCCTTTGCCTAGGAAGAACATCTAAGCTAAAGCCTACTACATTTGGATACTTAAAAGCATTCTTCCACAACCAACTTTGAACATATTTAGGTAGCTCTTCTAACAATTATACTTCTCCTATTACTTATAATAATTTATACTTATTTAAAAGTTTCTATCTTACTCCTTTTATACTGCCACCATAACTTCTTTCTAATTCTCTTACTTTTCTAGATAGTCTAAATAAATAGTCAGCTGTTCTAGGAGGAGCATTATCTATAAAGAACCTAAACTTAAGAGAATTATCTTGTGTACTAAGATGAATATCTACACTATCAATTCTATAGTCTCCACTTATACTTAAAGGAGTAAGATCTACTGCTACTTTATTGCCTGGTAAAATAGGATAATTTACTAAGTCTAAAGTTTCAGTTTCTAATTCCATAGCTATTCTAGCATCTTTATAAAATGCTAATAAACTTTGAGCTTTAGCTTCACATTCAGCATCACTTAATAACATTTCACTTATTATTACATGTTCCCTTACACCATAAGTTGATACACTAGTAGCATCATAAGCATATCCATCTACAGCTGAATTATCAGTTCCTCCTCCCCACCTTTTACCAATAAAATGTAACCTATCTATATAGAAAGTATAATCATCTGCTGCTGACCATATAGGAAAGAACCTTATCTGTTTAACAGTAGACCAACTAAAACCTGCTCCTTTAGACCAAGCACCTTCATTATCTGTCCCACCTTTAATTTCTATATCAACCCATTGGTTAGTTTGATCTGGACTACCTAAATATATTGTTGCCCAATCTGTTCCTCCACAGTCACCACTTCTAAGGCCTATACCTAAAGATGCTGGTGCAGTAGTAGCAAAATAAAGCTTCATCTTTAATGTATCATACTCATTCATATCAACAGCAGTAACCATCTGAAGAAGTATACTAATACCTGTCTTATTAGTTATTTGTACTTCAATAGACTTACTTCCAGTATCTATAATAGTTGTTTCTTGTACTATATCATAATCTGCTGGATCATCATACCAACCCCATCCAGTCTGTGTACCTCCATCCTCTATAATAAATAGTACAGCATCATCCGCTATAGCATAAGCAGTAACCAAGTTAGTAGTCATAGTAACTGTTCCTGCTCCATCATCTACACTCTGAACAGTAAGTTGTTCTCCATTAGCATTATCATCCATAATCCACACTTTATCAGCTGCAACAAAGCCTGCACAATTGCCTGCTCCTAATGTAACTACTGCCTGACTAGCAGCAGCATCAGCAGTTAAAGCTTTAAGATGACTAGGTGCAGCTAATTCAGTTAAACCATCTGAATAATCTTGACCATCACTATCTAATGGAGCAGGTTTATCAGGTTTACCATAAACAGTAATTTTATTCTTTATCCTAGTAGCATCATCCATATATCTTTCTAATTGTACTTGAGCTGCTAAAGTATAACTTTCAGTTACATGTCCTCTAGGTAGCCAACCAAATTCACCATCATATTCTATCCTCATATCATAACCTATTGCTCCTCCAGATGTACTAGCTGTATCAGATATAAACTTTAATATATCAAATATTGTTTCATGACTAAATAACATTTTAGTATAAGTAGTATTACTATCTCTAATTAAATCTAAATAAAGAGTTAAAGTGGCTGCTGTAGTATAATTCTCTAATAGATTATTTACCATAGTCACATTATTAGTACTTACACTGGCCACTTTGTTATATTCCCAATTATTAGTATCATAAATTTTAACTAAGTCTCCAGCAGCAAATTTACTACCATCAGTAACAGCTACCACTTTTTGATCTTTATTAGCATTAGCAGTAGCTACACTATTTACCCTAGTATGAGTTAAAGAGGTATAATTATCTATCAAATAAGCTATAAGACTCTCTGCTTCTCCACTAGCCCTTTTATAAGTTTGATAAGCAGTACCCACATCTGTATTTAAGTCTCCATCATATTTCCTAGCAAATAATTGATAACCTTTACATCTACCTCTAAGTACTACTACATCCTTATATTGATATTCTTCCTTTTGATCTATAAACTCTAAAGATTCTAATATGCCTGTAATTAAATAATTAGTAGAAGAGCTAATAGTTCCTCTTTTAATCTTAATAGTTACAGCATTACCTTTAGTAAATGCTTTAGCTCCTCCAGGAGAATAATCACCAGCATTATAGCCTGGATTACTATTATCAACTACTACTTCAAAACTAGATACTTCTCTAGTACATCCTAAATGTATATCACACTCAAGAATTTCTGCTACTTCTACAGTTGTTCCTCCAACTTTAAATTCTATAGTTGGAGTAGTTAATATACCACTCATCAGTCAATTACTTCCTCAAATTCTCCTCTACGAACTAACCTTTGATTAGCTGACCTTCTCCTCTGTAGATCTGTTCCTCTTTCTAGTTCATTATTATATTGATGTTGTGCTTCAGCTGCACTTTTAGTCTGAGTAGCTAATATTGCTATTGCTGCTGCTGCTGCTATTGCTACTCCTACTCCTAAAGTTAATAATGCTACTTCCCAAGTTAAAGCTGTATTATGTGCCCATGTAACAGCAGTAGCAATTGTCTTGGCTACATAATATCCAGTAGTAAATATTCTAATGACTGTTCCAAATATTCCTATCATTCTAGCTTGTTCTTCATTTAATAGGCCTGTTACTCTACCTAATGTAGCAAATGACATAGATAAACTACCTATTTTACCCATTGCACTTACTGCCATAGAAGATCTCTAGCATATATAGACATCCATAAACTTGGTCCTCCTCCACCAGCTCCCATCATTGCCATATTATTCACCCCTATTAAACTTTTTTACTACTTTATTTACAGCTCTTTCAATATCTTTAAATATTCTAGGTATAGCTCCTTTCTTATAAGTTTCCCACCAATTACCTCTCCAAGTACCATGTCCTTTAGCTACATATTTCATGTAAGGATTATAACTTCCTCCTTCTATCCCCAAAGGATTAAAAGTGGCTGTAACAAATAAGCTTCTTCTTCCTTTACCAGTTCTATCTGTAAACCTAGCAGTAGACTTTAATATTTTCTCTTCTTTATTTGCTGTTCTAAGTAAACTATTATATACTTCTCCTTCCATTTCTAGAGAAAAACTATCTAGAACTTGCTTAAGTTGCTCTTCATTTTCTATGACTATACTAATCTCTAATTCTCCTTCCATTATTATAACCTACTCTTTGTCTTAGCCTTCTTTATTTCTCTCTCCACTTTACTATCAACTTTCTTCTGTATAGTTAATAACTTCCTAATTAACTGGACAGGATAACCTTTTATTATTATATATAATGGTCTTCTAGTGAAGAAAGACTTTATTATTTCATATAGATTAGGTAACTTAACTTCTTTATCCATTAAGTCACTTAATCTTAAGTTAAGACCTGAATCTCCTCCTTTAATAGCTCTATATACAGCTAAACTTAGATGACCTACTCCAAGTTCCATTGCTGTTTCAAGTTTTTTAGTTCTTCTCTTTCCTTCTGGCTGAAGCCATTTACATAGTCAGCAGCAGCCATCAATAATTCTCCTAGAGCCATAGGTATACCATCTTCTAAACTTAATAGTTTTTCTATTGTTATTTCCTTTGGTCTTTCTACCATAGTAGCATCAAGCATTAAAGCTTGTAACCTTCTAAGATCTACTTTAGTCTGTTTAGTTATAGGATTCATACTAGTACATTCACTTGTAACTTCATTGCTTCTTCCCCAAGTTATACTTCTAAATATATATTCACCAGAATATTCTTTACCAAACCTATTATCTATCTTAATCTTTTTCTCCACTATTATTCAACCTCCTTCTAAGCAATAGTTATTCCTGTTGCTCTAAATGGTAAAGTTACATAGCATGGTATTTCATTTAATCTGGTTGTTAAGCTTCCTCTATCTAACTTAGCACCTGTAAAGTCAAAGTAAGGTGTATTATCTGACTTCTGTAGATCTATTCTAATATCTAAATTAGTAGCATCTAATAAGTTAGCATATTCATCTTTATCTTCTACATATAATTCTATTTCACCCATTAACTCTCTTCTAGTCTTTAATATATACTTAAGATATTGAGCATTGCTAGTCTGTATTACAGGTACTCTTGCTAAGTGATTATTAATTGTAAGATGTACTCTTTTAACATTAGTTAAGGCTGTGTCTGCTCCACCAGCTGCATTATAAAATACTTCTGCATCTTGTCCTGTTAAAGGTAGAGCATAGCTATTAGCTATACTAATTGGATTAGATGCTCTACTTGTTGCAGCTATTAAAGCTGCTGTATCTACTATACTATGACCTACAAATTTAGCTGTTGCTATTATAAAACTGTCTATAGTAAAGTCTATATCTAAACTGTCCATCATCATACCTTTATACCATAATGACATATAGCTAGATCCATAAGTAGCTTCCCATCCTATTCCTAAACCATAAGTAGGAAATGTCTTAGCATAAGCCAAGAGAGTAACTGGATTAAAGGCTGTAGCTACTGTTCTTTTCCTTTGTACTATCCATTTAAGACTAATTTCTGGACTTTGTAAACCATCAGCAAAAGCATTAGCATCTATACTTCCTATACCTCTACATTCTCTCTTCATATTCTCAAATGATTGAGGGGCATCTTGTATTATACCTATCCAACTAAAGACTGGACTACCTGCACTTCCTCCATCTGCATAGCTATCTTCTGTATCATAATAAACTGCTACATGCTCTGGACATACCTAGCTGTTATATAACCTGATACAATTATATAAGTTCCTTTTGGACTGATAGATACATTTCTTACTTTCCCTGATGTTATTCCTAAAGTAGCAGCTGTAACAGTTTGTTGTAAAGTACCATTCTTAAATATATAGATCTTACTACTTCCATTATCTACAAATACTTTATAGGTCCCATAAGGAGTAACTTTGTTAGCTAAACCAGATGTTAAAGATCCATCACTATTTAAAACATCTACATCACTAACTAATGCTGCCCCAAGACTTTTTGCTGCTATAGTATACTTTTTAATTGTTTCACCATAAATATTAAGCATCATTACTTCTAATTCATCTTCATCTACAATAGCTGTTTGTCTTAAATCCCCATCTGAACTATCTGCATCAGTAACTGTATCATATACTGCCCAACTAGTAAAATTTCCTTCTTCCATTTGTTCTTCCTCCTTTCCTCCTGATCTTGATGACTCTCCATAAACTGAGCCTTGCCCAGTAGGATTATAATATATCCAAGCTTCAGTCTTAAGTATGGCCTTAAATAAAGTAGGTTTAGTAGAAGTATCTTCTACATTCCTAATTTTAGTTAACTTCCATACATTTATACTTCCACCTGGAGCATTAGTATTAGCCTTAATAAATTTTCTAATAGCATTAACTGCTTTATACCTTACTAAAGGAGCAGTAATATATTTATTACCAGTATCAACAGCTGACCATTTATCAATTATATTAACTTCTATAATGATAGGTACAATTTGTCTCTTAGTAGATAATCCTATCCAATCATCATCTATTTCATCTGACTTAACTGTTATAATAACATCATAGTCTTGAGTACCACCAAAAGCAGCTTTAAGTTCTTCTTTACTCATGGTATAAGAAACTAATATTGTTGCTCCAGTACTATTATCATCTATTATTTCATAGCCTGTAGTACCTATACCTGTAGAAGTATTTTTAAGTATGCTTACAATAGATTGTACTGCACTAGTTAATTCTACCATATTATTATGCTCCTAAAAATTCAATTCTCTCCTGACATGTACATCTATAATATTGTAAAGTTGACTTCCAATAAATACCTTCAACCATTGTTACACTATAATATTTATTATTCCACTTAATAACATCTAAATTGACTACTGCCGTCTTAGTTAAAATTAAAATAGTATCTAATTTATGTAAACCTAATTCTCTTTCTTCTATAAAAGATGGTTGACTTCTAACTACTACTGTTACATCTACAGCTGTAGCCCATTTACTCTCTTTTAAATTAGTTGTAGAATCTCTACTTGTCTCCCAACTATGTACATAATGAGAGACTGTTTCTCCTTCCTTGGAAATTAGGTCATCAAAATAACCCATTATTTATTCACCATCATCAACATCTTTTTATGGTTAACCTGTTAATTATATTAACTATTAATTTATTTAACTATTATCATATTAAAGCTATACCTAATTTCTTCTCTGGAAAATATTGCTCCTCTATCTCTAATATTCTCTCTTTAATATTTACCATTCTTCTCTCTATATCTATTCCTACTCTTACATCAGCTATACCATAGTCTGCTGCTCCAAAGGGTGTATTAGCTCTTACTAATGCACCCAATACCTTAAGAGCTACTTTTAAACTACACCATTCTCCTATAATGTCTGTACTTAAGTTCCAGCCATAATTATAAGTCATCTTTATCCTCTGATAACCTGCTGATGGAGTATTATTATGGAAGTATATAGCAAAGCCTAAATATTGATTAGTCTTAGTTCTTTTCTTCATTATTAAGAAGCTACTATCTGCTCCTGGTCCTTCTGTTAATGCTGACCATGCTTCAGTTGCTGTTAATGCACTAGTCCTTTTAGATAGACTAGCTACACTTACTATAGGAAGAAATGGAGGAAAGAATAATCTACTAGCTATTTCTACATAGCTTTTACCTGCTATCATTTCTAACCAGGCTATAGTACCTTGTTCTGGATAGGCTATTTTAGCAGGTATATCTATATATTGATCTGTTAGTGTATAACTACCTAATGCTCTAGCATCTACATCTGCTTCTACTTCTGTTATCCATGTAGCTACTTGAGTAGTAGTAGGTTCAGTACTATCAGTAATAGTAAATTGAGTAATTCCTTCTATCTTAGTTTCATCTGTATAAGTACCCATTTTCTTTTATTACCTACTAAGGTTCATATATACAGATACAATGCCAAAAACCAGCATAATGTTCTACAGTAATTTCATAAACTGTATGGCTAGATCCTATGCTTAGACCATCTAACCATGTTTCAATAGCTGCTGCTACATTTGCATCTGTTAAATTATCTGCTACTTGAGTTTTACTTACCTCAAAGTTTCTTGCCATTTATTAACCTCCTTATTCTTCCTCTTCCTCAAATTCTAATTTCTTAATATCATTAGCCCTTAAGAAACTATCCATAGCTTTAGACAATTGAAGTAGGTTAAGATAACCACTTATTCCAACTGCTTTTAAAGTAGTTAAACTTTCAGTAAGTACTTGGGCTGAACTAATCTCTAATTCCTCTTCACTATCATCATCATAAGTAACTGTCAATTTAGTTTTATTAGTCATATTAATCTCCTATATTAATCCTTTAAGTGCGCCAATTATTACACTTAATATAGTTACTAAAAGACCTATCACAGCTGCCATTTCTTTCTTAAGCATAGATATATCATTACCTTGCTTAATCATTTCTTTAGTAGCTACTTTCCTCCATTGTTTAGGTTTACTCTCTAAACCTATAAGCTCATAAGCACAATCTTTCTTCTTTACCATCCTTAATCCTTTCTCTTCACATATTCTTTATTTTCTTTTCTCTTAATCCAATTACAATTTGCACATAAACATTGATACCTTTTAGATCCTTTCTTAATTTCTTTTATTACATATTTATAATAAAGATAAGAACCTTTATGTTTTAACTTTCTATCTTTAAAAGCATCACTATTAACATGATCTATCTGTAAAGCTCTAATATCAAAAAAGCCACATTTAATACATTTATTACCTAAAAGCTTTATAGCTTCTTTTCTATAATTTTCTCTTAACATTCTACGTCTTTCTCTAACTTCTTTTCTATGTTTTTCCATCTTTATAGGATCTTCTCTATATTTTCTCATATATTCAGCTGTTGCCATATCACCAACCCTCAACACGAACTTTAATCTTTCCTTTTCTTCCTTCCTTAATAGGACCAATTAATATACATGATCCTCCTTTCTCCCATCTTAACTTGACTGGTTTACCTGTAACCATATTATAGCCCATAGCAAAGAGAATATTACTAAACTGTGTATCTATTCTTCCTTCTTCTGGTCCTTCATATACTATATGGAATATTGCTAACTTAAGATGAGGTGCTATTGCTCCTCTCCATTCTGTTTGTATTTTAAGCAATTAACTAACTTCCTACTACTATTACTTTAAGATAGTCACTAGCTGTAAATTCATTACCTATAGTTATAGTCTCGTCATCATCTGTCCATATTGCACCTACAAAAACAGATGTAGTAATGTCTTGTACTCCAGCCCAGAATATATGACTTAAGTAAGGACTCATTTCTAATTCTATAGTCTGCTTAACAGTATCCTGTATCTTAAATATGAATACCTTTAATGCTCCCCATTTCTCTTTTCTTTCTAAAGTGATTGTCAAAGTCATCTATATATAACCTCCTTACTTATCTTTCTTAACTTCTTTAACCTCTACTATTTCTGGTTGATCTATCCTCTTACATAGTTCAATTTCAAACTTACCTACTCCAGTAAATGCCTCAAATCTATCTTTAATAGTACCATATTCTTCTTCTGTTAAAAGAACTTCATTTCTTTTTTCTTCCCTTGCTATTCTAAATTTATTTAAGATTTTATCTTTACTCCTGATTGTAAAGTAACCATGTAAGGCTTAATATTTATCTTTACTGCTTTCATCAACATCATCCTCCTGTAATTAAACCTTCTATACTATTCTAAGTATAAACTGCTTAATATATCTATCCCTTTCTTTTACAAAAGGGTAAGGAAGCTTAAAAAAAGGTTTGCCAACCTATATATTAAGATTAACCAGTGTACAATTGTATGTATCTAGTAGCTCCACCAATGCTGACCATGATCCATCCACTTTCTGTTGTATGACCACTTGTTTTATCCCCACTTTCATCAACAGCAGTTTTATTTCCTGGAAGAGTTAAAGCAAAGTTTGGATTTCCAATAAACTCTATCCATGAATCATCCCAAGTTACTGTTGAACTATTACATTCTAACCTTAGAACATATAGTGAACCAGTCGTTGCTGATTGACTTCTAACATAAATATATGCACCATATACATCTCCTGTAGTAGTTACAGTAGCTGCAATTTCTGATCTAGCATATAGAGCACAACTTGCTCCTGCTCTAACAGTAGAACCAGTTAAGAAAATTGCATGAGTTTCAATACCCCTACAAATTGCTGTAGCATTAGTTCTAGATTGTATTTCCATAGCTAATATTTGATCTGAAGTTGTTATTCCAGTACCAATATATCTTATATTAAATGCTGGATATGCTGGATCAACTTCTGCACATGTTAACCAATATGATACAAAGTTATCTGCACTAGCATCCCATACTATTGAATTAGTAGTAGCATCACTTGAAGTATAAGCACCACACTTAATGAATTTATCTAAGGTTGCTCCACTTGGTACTCTTAGTGCTGTTACAACTAAGTCATTACCAAAGTTTATACCTTCATCAAACTGTGTGCCAGCTAATATTACAGTATTTATGAATTGTATTCCTACTGTTGTTCCAACAGTAAAAGCTACACCTTCATAAGGACAATGCAATGCTATACCATGGTAGCTTCCTGTTATTGAATTATTACCTTTACAAGTAACAAGTAAACCACAGAAACCATAGTTAGTTCCATCGCCCCCTACAACTGCTCCTGAACCCATAGTTTCAGTTCTAATCTCTAGACCTATTCCACCATAAGAAGAAGTATACTCTAAGTATCTTCCTTTATAAGTTTTTCCTGCCCTAAAGATAGTACAAAGATACATACCATGAATTACACCGTCAACGTTACCTTCTGTTTGTATTCTAACCCTAGCACATCTAACGTCACAGTTTCTTTCACTACCAGCGTCTCCTACATAATCTTCAGAGACTATCATGTGAAAGTCTACACAGTGCATGTGCTTATGTGTAGTAACTGCATCTGTTTCTCCACCAGTCTCACAGAATACACCAAAGCCTATAGTGTCTGCTCCTTCATCCTTTACTCTTTCAGCTAAGTCATAATTATAAACTCCCAAGATTAGATCTTGAGCATTATTGCCACTTGCACCTTCTATATTAGCTAGTTCACAAGAAAGATAAGACTTAAAGGGCATTGCTATAGTAAACCCTCTTTTGTCTACTCCTCTACCAGCGAATATTGGACAAGGTGCTTCGGCTGCTGCACTTACGATTGCCATTTTTTATATATACACCTCTTTTAAATTATATTACCCTTTTGCCATATTATTTATGGACTATGATTTACCACCTTAAAAAACCCGATGGTTGGGATAGGATTAATATTTTACTTATAGTCAGGTTAGACTATTGTAGTTCTCTAAGTTTACCGTGACAGTTAAACCGATAAGCTTTTACTTCACCCATAGTCTCATACATTCCCTTAAAGGTTAAGTATCCTCTATGGAGAAAGTCTTTGCCTGCACCTGTTTCTGAATAGACAGTTGGTTTAGCAACTGCAAACTTTAGGAAGTCTGTATCCAACATGAATATTCTTCCTATAGTATCAGCTGGACAATGTTGACTTGGAATTATAGGTATACCAAAGTATGTAGAGACCATAAAGCCTGCTTCTACTCCTGGTGCTGGTCCTCTGACCCCACCAAATGTAGGAACTATCCTTGCTGTATCTACAAACCTACGTTCAGCTTCTAATAGCTGTTGCCACCTCATCAAAGTGTCATTTTTTGTCAAAATAACCTTTGGCTTTCCATCTTTGTCCCAAATGTCTTTCAAAAGTGTGTCTATCAAGAGAAGTGTCAAGTCTCTGTCACTTGTGCTGTTGTGACTTACAATAGCATCATAAGTTGTAGTTGAATCTCTATCTAGTTCTTTTCCTCTAGTATAATAGAGGTCATGGTCAGTAGCAGCATAGCCACTACCGTCATTCTCACTAGCTGAGGCTACAACCCTGTCTATAGATTCTATGTTGTCTCCAGCAGCAGTATCAGCATCTAGGCCTAATTGGTAGTTTATACAGAAGGCATGCTCTTTACCTATTTCCTCACGGTAATAGGGTAGTAAGTCAACTGCATCATCTACTCCACTCAAAAAGGCTACATCTTCACCAATGTCAAATGTATGAGCCACAGTCTTAGGCTCAGTAAAGCATTCAACAAAAGTTAAAGATTGTGCTGCAGGAACTGCTCCACCATTAGTATCATCTGTATTAATTCCTCCACCAGTAGTATGAGCTGCTGTAGTCAATACTCTCCAACCTGACTTTATCCAAGGTTCTTTAGGAAGGATAGCAAATATGTTTACTTCCATATTCAGCCATGACCATACCTTCTTTCCCCACAAAGGTTCCCAGAAAGTACCAGCTGTATATGTACCTGGAGAGTAAACACCTGCTTTTCTTACTAACTTAGAAGGACCATAGTACTTCTCCATTAGTTCTTCCATTGTTTGTGGAATGTTCATTGCTATTGACTCCCCAATCTTTTAGAGAGTATCTGTGTATCTTTCCATGACATTTTAGATAGAGCTTCCATGCTTAAATCAATTTTTTCTTCTGTTGGCCTCTCAGGAACTTTAGTTCTCTTTGAAGCTGGCTTAGAAAATTTCTTCTCTATTCCTTTATCAACAGCATCTTTTATAAATTCAAGCAATTTAGCTTCTTTACTCTTCTCTTCTTCCTCTGGAGGTTTCTCTTCCTCTTCTTCTTCCTGCTTCTCTTCTGAAGTTGAAACTGTTACTGTAGTACCCTTCTCAACTTTCTCTTCTGGTTCCTCTTCTTCTTCCTCTTGTTTCTCTTCTTCCTTAGGCTTTTCTTCTTCCTCTTCCTCTTGTTTAATCAGAGCCTTAGATAGTCTATTAACAGCATCTGTTAATTTATCTATCTTTGCAGCTAATTCAATTTCAAATTTAGAAGGTTGATCAACTTTCTCTTCTTCTTCCTCAGGTTTCTCTTCTTCCTCTTGCTTTTCGGTTTTTTCTTTCTTTACCAATATTAATCTCTCTTAATTCTTTTTTGTTCGGAATATATCCGTAACTGTGAAATGGCTTTTTCAAACCTATTAAATGAAGCTCCTAAGAGCCTCTTTCTATTATTTTCATCTAATTTAGAAATAGTTCTATCCAATTTATCAATAGCCACTAATATAAGACAACGATGACATTTCTTTTTTTCTTTCTTACCTTCTACTTGCTGTCTTATAGCTGCACAATAAGCTTCAGGGTTATTTGCCTGTTGATTCTGTCTTACACAATCTTCAAAGTCTTTATATCCTGCAAATGGTTTACCAATAGCCTCACCTTTCATCTTCTGTATTATCTTCTGTCCTAAAGCCATTGTATAAGCTTTAATTTCTGTCCGTATCATATTCATCTTTATTTCTACTTCTTTTCTTTCTTTAGGAGTAAATTTACTTTCGGGAGGAGTAGGCCAAACCTTTTCTTCTATTTGTCTAACTTCTTTTTCTAATGCTAATATCTTAGCCTTAATCTCTTCCTCTGTCATTTCCTTTATCTTCTTCAATGAATTTTCTCCTTCTTGAATTTTCTGTCTTTTAACTATAGTAAAGACTGAAGGTTTATTAGCTGGTTTATCTACTACAGCTATTTCATGTAGTTCCATCTTATCTATCCTAGTATAGCAACTACCTTCACAAACTACTTCACTAGCTAATGCTTCTCCTCCTATACTAAAACCTGTAAGAGCCGGAGGATCTTTCTCTATTAATTCTCTAGTCTGCTTACCTTTCTCTATATCATCCCTCACTTCAGCTACTATGAATAGACCTGTATCGTCTACTCCACTCTTCCATTCTTGACCTTTACTATCAGTATAATTATCTAGAACCTTAATGACTGGTATATTAGTATGCATAAGTGAACCTATACTAAACCCACTTTTCTTAAAATTATCCCAAGCTTCTTTAAGGACTGGAATAGGTATTAGTTCATTCTGACTATCTATAACTTCTACACTAGCATATCCGGCTATAATTAACTTACCTTTATCTTCAAACCTTTTAGATATAGGCATAGATATAGTTATATCAGCTTTTACAGAAGGTATAGGTAAATGATCTAATAGAGCTTGTACAAGTGGTTCTCTAAATAATTTAGAATGGTCCCCTAAAGGACAAGCTTCTTGTTCTAACATATTATCTTTAACCATTTCTAGAGGGTTTAAAAGGCTAATAGGCACTTCATAAATTTTATAGGTGTTTGGCTCCTACTAGCCTTCCTAATTAAACTGCTAATACACCCTCTTTGTATTACCCATAATTATAATTGTTATGAAGATATATAAAGCTTTCTTTATTTTGTTAATTTGTGTAATAGTAACATTTATATAAGTTAAACTTATTATAATATATTGAGGATTATTTTTAATGAAGAAGAAGAAAATAATTAATGTAGAAGAACAGACTTGGAGAGAAATTAAAGCTTATGCTATTCTTAGAGGTTTAAGATTAGAAGACTTAATACAAAATATTCTTTCTAAGTTTTTAAAGGAGAATAAATAATGAAGGGAAGACAAAGCTCTAATAAAGTGGTTAAATATACTTCTAAAATTAGAACAAATCAAAGAATGGCTAATGGATTAACTCCAGATGGTAAACGTATAATTCTTATATCACAATCAAGATGTAAAGTTTGTAAAAGATTTTTAAAAGATGGACATAAATTTCGTAAACAAACTAAATTACTTCTTTGTCCAGAACATAAAAAAGAATATAAAAATAAGCAAAGAAAAATCTATAATTCTGATCCACAAATTAAAAAAGAACATAATAAATATGTTAGAAAGAGATATAAAGAAGATCCAGAATTTAGAAAAAGGGCTCATGAAAGTAATAAAAAGTGGCGAATGAAAAATAAAGAAAAAGTTTATAAATATATAAAGAAATGGTTAAAAAGTGAAAAAGGAAAAGAATATAATAGAAAAAATGTAAGAAAATGTTACTATAAAAATATTGAATATTACAGACTTTATAAAAGAACTAGAGCTTACGTTAAAAGACATATAAATGAATTAAAAATTGGAGATGTTTTCTAATGAAAAATAAAGAAACTAAACATCTTAGATTTGAACTTGCACTAGAAGAATATGCTGAATTTTGGCATATAGGTAGTCTTCTCAACCTTAATAAGAAACATTCTATTTTTAAAGAAATGATGAAAATAGTAAGAAAGGTGAAAGAGAATAAGTAATACTTTCTTTGGTAAAGGCTCTTCTAAAATTAGAAATAAAGAATGGAATTGGGAAGAATTTACTTCTACTAAAGACTTTCCAGTACCAGATAAACTTCTTGACTGGGTTATAGGTCAAGATAGAGTATTAGATGAGGTACAGCTTTGTCTAGATGCCTGGTTAAATCCAGAAGGAGAAAAGCCCCATTTTAGTAAAGTACTTACTCCTGGTCCTTATCTTCTTCTACTAGGTGATCCTGGTACAGGTAAGTCTCTTATAGGAAGAGCTATGGCTGATTATCTAACTAAGCTCTATAAAAAAGATAGAATTAAAAGGTTTGATGTTTTATCTTGGGCTAATAAGATATTACCTTCTAATCCTAAAATTAGTATACATAAAGCTGGAGAAGGCAGTCAAATAGTTAAAATAGAAAAGAAGAAATTAGCTAAAAAAGGTAGACTTATAAATATTGGTACTAAATTAGCAAGAATTTGTTTGGGAGCATTTGGAGCCTTACTTATAGGATTAGGTCTCATTTTTTGGTTTAAGCCTTGGGTAGAAAATCCACTAATTAACTATAGTCCTCCAATGTTCCTTAGAAGTATAGGCTTTCTTAATTATACCAAAACCTTTTTACCAAGTTATCTTAATTATTTTGGAATAGGTGGATCTTTAATTTTCTTTGGCTTTTTCATAGGATGGTTTAATAGAATAGGTAAGATACAAGGTAATAAAGGTATAGGTGGAGCAGAAGCTACTAATGCTCCTAAAATTTTAGTTAATAATGAGACTAAAGCTGCTCCTTTTGTAGATGCTACTGGTCATACTTCTGCTCAACTATTTGGTTCTATAGCCTGGGACCCATATCAGACTGGAGGCTTAGGAACACCAGAGCATCAAAGATGTACTGCTGGAGATGTACATAGATCTTCTCTAGGTATTTTATATATAGATGAGATTAAGAACCTTGGTCCTTTAGATGCTGTTACTCTATTATCTGTTCTAGAGGATGGTGCTTTACCTGTTACTATGCGTAGTCAATTTCATGGTAGTGGTACTTCTGCTATGGCTGTCTCTACTGAACCTATTCCAGCTTTATTCTTCCTATTAGCTGCTGGTAACTTTGATAGTATAAATAAGATACATCCTGCTCTTATGGATAGATTAATAGGTTATGGTAAAGTAGTAAGAATGAATAATGACATGAATAATAATATTGCTAATAGGAGAAAGTATGTACAATTTATTGCTCAAGAAAGTAAAAGATTTAGTTTGTTACCTTTCAGTAGAGAAGCTTGCATAGAAATAGTTAAAGAGGGTAGAAGAAGATCTAATAAAAGAGATTGTCTAGCTACTAAATTTAGACCTTTAATTGCTGTTATTAAAACTGCTGGTACTTTAGCCCATAACGAAAAAGTTGAATTAGTAGAGTCTAGACATGTTATAGAAGCTATTAATGAACATTGTAAGACTATCCAGAAACAACTATTAGAACATTATGTAGAAGAGAGAGGTAAACTTCTAGAAATAGATCCTAAAGGTCATCAAATGGGTACTATTTATGGTTTAGCTGTTAGTAGTGATTCTTACTCCGGAGAAATGACTGGTACAGTAAGTAAGATTAAGGCCCAATTAATTAAAAAAGATAAACTTAAAGATAATAAACTTAGTGGTTATTTTAAAGTTACAGGAATAGCTAAAGAATCAAAATGGATTAAAGCCTCTATAGATAAGGTTAGATCTGTTATCCTTCATAAATATAATGTAGATATTGAACAGGAATATTTTACTCATATAGACTTCTCTCAATCTTATGGAGTAGATGGACCTAGTGCAGGAGTTACTATGACTATTTTATTATGTTCTCTTCTAGAAGGTAAACCTATTAGACAAGATGTAGCTGTTACAGGAGAAATTAATATTAGCTCCTCTGATAAAATAGAAGTTACTGCTGTGGGAGGAATACATGAAAAAATTAAAGCTGCTGAAACATGGAACTTTAAAAAGGTTATTATTCCATATAAAAACCTTAAACATTCTATAGATGAAAGTGATTATAAAATAGAAGTAATAGGAGCTAAATCATTAGATGATTATCTTAAAGAGGTTCTTATAAATGAATAGAGTCTATAACTTTCAATATTATGATAAAAGATTCTTAATTTCTAAACTTCTTTCTAGAATTGATCGTCTTCTATTTAAACACTTTTTATATTGTGGCTTTTGTCTACATTGCTTTAAATTTACCTTCAACCTGCATGATAGTAGTGACCAAAGTTATCATTGTTATAATTGCTGTTGGGAGAAAGAATTAATATGTGGAATATAGATTGGATACAATTTAAAAAGAATTTGTCTATAGAAAGAAAAGCTTGGCAAGAGTTTGATATTGGTAGAGATATACTAATTGATGAATATAAGGAAAAGATAAATGCTAAACTTTTCTATTATAGTATGCATAGAATTGTACCTGGAGCTAATTTTAAAAAGTTTAAACAAAAGGAAAAGAATAAGCTTAAGAAGAAGATTAATAAGCTACGTAATAAATATATTAAAATAGTTAATAAAAAGACTAAACCTACAGTATCAATTTAAGATTCTTTTTTTACTTTATCTATTATCTTATTAAAAATTCTCTCTTCTGCTTCTCTCTTTCATCCTCTTCCTCTTCTTCTCCCCTAGAATAAGTAGGACTCCAAGCACCTTCTTGTGTCTTCTTTTCTTCCTGAATAGGAATTTTTTCTTTTTCTTTAAAGGGAAACCATAAATGTACACCATTCCTTTTAATTTCACGAATAGTATTACCATCATACCATTGAAACTCTTTATCTGATGCTATTACCCATGCTTCTAATGGAATATTAAACTTATCTTTTAAATCTAAATTGAGATTATTAAGTTCGGGTAATAATTCCTTCTTAGAAAAATTTGATTCTACTAAAAGATCAACATCATGTTCTGAATATCCTCTAGTAGCAATACCTTTTATAAAAGATAATTTTCCTAGTTTCTTATATTTTGAAACAATCTTAGTTGCTTCTTCTCTTGTAATCCTTTTTGGTTTTTCTCTAAGTCTACTAGTAGCTTCTCCTACACTTTCTCCTTCCCTAATAAAAATATGTTGTCCACCTTCTAAAGTTACCCACTTGCCTTGATAACCTTCAAATTCAACCTTAATTAACCTATCTAAAATATGCTTAGACCAGAACCAATTTAATTCTCTACTTTTATATTCTTCAACTACTTCTCTATATCTCTTAACTACTGCTTTCCTAATATCCGGATGTTTATCATATATAGTCCTTAACCTGACTATTTCAAAGCTTAAGTATTTATTAGTTGCTCTTTTTAAACTTTTCATACTAGATCAGACATTCTTCTCTTTACTATATTTTCTATTGACCTATGCATTCTTTTCCTTCTCTTATCCTGATCTTCTTCCATTCTCTTTAGAGCATCCATAGCTATTTCCTTCTTAGTTCTTTTCTTCCTTATTCCTACTTTAGTTATTCTTTCCATATCCTTTTTAGACCATGTTTTTTCATATAAACCTTTACCTATGCCTGCTCCACATTTACTACATACTAACATGGGTACTCCCCTCTGATCAAATTTAGTTCTAAACTCATGTTTACCCACTTGACAACTTAAAGGCTTATTATAAATTCTTGGATGCCTCTGAATAGTGTAACCTGGCTGTCTAGAACCTGTTAAGCTATGCTTCTTCATCTGTTTTAGACTTAATCTTTTCACCTTTATCTTTCCTTCCCTTACTATCCTTTTCAGCTTGCCTAAATCCCATTCTCTCATATTCTTCTTTAGGTAAGTTTCTCATAGTTAGATCTGTCTGTCTACTTATAGGAGGCTGTAATCTTCTTTCTCCCTTTTCTCCTACTTCTATTATAGGTGCTTCATGAAATACTTTAATAGGTATTCTAGCTATTTTAATATTCTTTAGATCTGGATCTTTATTCCTTCTTGCTCTTTGTGCAGTTGCTCCCATAGGATCATTAAGAACTGTTAATTTCCATTTACCATAAGGTACTTTTTGTATAGTTCCATCTGACCTTACTACTTCTTTCTCTTGTTTATATTTTGGCCTATTAGAAAAAGATAAGTCTTTAACTTTATCGTTTGTTATTACCTCCACCTCCTTAAAN